AGGCGGCGCAGACCGTCGAGACCCTGCGCTTCAACGTCCTCAAGGCGGGCACTAACGTTTGGTATGCCAACCTCGTGACCGGGCGGGCGAACGTTGCCACGGCGATTGCGCTGACTGACCAACGCCGGGTCACGACCGGCTTGAACAGGCAGAACGCGAAGAAGATTTCCCAGGTCGTTGCCTCCAACCCCGACTTCAATACGAAGTCGGTCGAAGCGGCCTACTTCGCCATCTGCCATCCCGACCTGGAAAGCGACATCCGCAACATGACCGGGTTCATTCCGGTCGCGTCCTATGGGCCGCACACGAGCCCGTTCGAAGGTGAGATCGGCTCCGTCGAGCAAGTGCGCTATCTGACCAGCACCGTGTTCACGCCCTTCCTGGCGGCGGGCGTGGCGGTCGGCGCGACGGGGCTCCGCTCCGTGGGCGGCACCTATATCGACGTGTATCCGATCCTGATCTTCGGTCGTGACGCGTTCGGCATCGTGCCCCTCAAGGGCAAATCGAGCATGACGCCCATGGTGGTCAACCCGAAGCCCGCTTCCGGCGATCCGCTGGGCCAGCGGGGCACGGTGGGCTGGAAGCTGTGGACTTCCACGGTCATTCTCCAGGATGCCTTCATGGCGCGGCTGGAAGTCGGCTGCACGGCGTAACCCTTCGGCGCCTCAGTGACCCTGGATGACCCAGGGTTACTTACACTGACCCTGGAGACAGAGAATGACCACCAGCATTATTGACGCCTCGCTACATACGTCGAGCTTTCCGGCCACTTATACTGGCCCTGGCACCCTCATCGGCAACCCGCTCCAGACCGGCTCGCAGGACACCGAACTCTACGGCTACTTCACGTCGAACGGCAACGCGGTGCAGATCAACTGCGGCTTCCAGCCGTTGAAGGTCGAACTGACGGACGTTACCGACGTGATCTTGTGGACGTGGCAGTACGGCATGCCCGCGACGGACAGCGTCAAGGTCGTCACGGCGGGCACCACCACGGTCGATACGACTTCGGCCATCGTGGTGAGCACCGACGTTGCGGGCGACTGCACGGTTACGATCAGCGCGGCGGCGGCGAGCACGGCAAAGCTGATCCTCTATCACATCTCGGGCTAAGATCGCAGTCTTGCTCGGAGAGGGGAGTGTCTGTTTGGAGGCACTCCCCATTTTCTTATCTGGAGACGAACCATGAACATCGTAATTGGACGTACAGCCACGGGACAAGCCGTGCAGTTCGAAGTGGACAACATGGAGCCTGTCGAGGCCGACGCCAGTGCTCTTGCCGAAGCAGCCATCGGCGGCGCGAGCAACAACGCGGCCACGGCGGTTTCCGGCGCGGCGACGATCAACAATGCCACTTCCGGCACGGTCACGTCCGAGAGCCTATCGACGGCGGTTGGAGCCATTTACACCCTGACGCTGACGAGCAACCTCATCAAGGCGACCAGCCTCGTGTTTCCCGTGGTCTCGCTCGGCAGTTCCACCCAGGGCACGCCCTGCGCGATCCACGTCACCCCGGCCCAGGGTTCCGTGCAGATCAGGGTGAAGAATATCGACAGCACCAACGCGTTCAACGGGACGCTCAAGATCGGCTTCGCGATCTTCCAATAAGCACCGACTGCGCGTCGAGCGAGGATTACACTGATGGGTGGCTGCATCCGTATCGAGCCTCTGGAGAACGGCTGGACCGTCGAGATGGATGATCCAGCCATCGTCAAATCCAACCAGAAGAACAGTGGTCCGTCCTCGGGCGGCAAATATGTTCCCTGGCGCGACCCGTCGAGGAAATTCACTTTCCAGGACAAGAAGGGTGTGATTACATTCATCACCAAGAACCTGGAGAAGTGCATCCCAGACAAGAAAGACGACTTCGAAACCAGCTTCAATCTAGCCGCTAAGGAGAGTGACTGATGACGGAACGCAGGATGACTATTCAGGATATCGAAGGCGACGATGTCGTGCTCGACAACAACGGCGATGTTCACAAGATCACGCAGCGCGTGCAGGAACCTCCGCGCCCCGTGCAGCGCGCGCCCAACCTTGATCACCGCAAGGATTGGGTGCTGATCGTGATGGAGGACAACACCGAAATTCCTCCGAACGGCCAGTTTTTCGGCTACAACGGCCAGACCTACATTCTCAAATCCGGCGTTGAGGCGCTCGTGCCGCCCGGTCTGCTCGAAATTCTCAACAACGCGACGGTCACGGTGCCGCGCACCGATCCGAACACGTTGCAAGTGGTCGGCTGGCGGGATAAGTTGCGCTATCCCTATCGGCGCGTCCTGCGTCGGGATCGAGATCGAGCAGCCTGAGGACCACGACATGAACCTGGGCGAACTTCTCGACGAGCTTCGCTCAGGGCTTCTGCGTGACGTATCGAACCTAGTCGAGGGAGCGACCGACTATCTCTGGTCGGATCAGCAACTGGTTCGATACATCAACGAGGCGCACAGGCGCTTCGCGGTGCGGAGCGAGTGCTTGCGGGACGGCTCGACGCCTCAGTGCTGCCAGTTCACGACGGTGAACGGCCAGGGGCTCTACCCGCTCGACAAGAGTGTAATCTCGGTTCTCTCCGTGCAGATGACCGGAGACAAGGCGGACCTCGCGCGCGCGGGCCATGTGCAGTTCAACACCTACCGACAGCCCGACACCTATTTCTTCGATCCCTCGCAACTGAGTACATTGCCCGCTGGAAAAGCCGTGGCGTACTCGACGGACGAGGGCATGGCCAGCGACGATTACGGCTCCTGGCGCTGCGTGATCCTGAGGCTCTACCCAGTGATCGCCACGCCCTACGACGGGATCGTGGGCAACATGCGCGTGGTGCGCTACCCGCTGGTGCCACTTACATACAACAACCTGGATGCCATCCCCGAGGTGCCTGAGGATTACCACCTCAACTTGCTCGACTGGGCGGGGTATCTCGCGCTTCGCTCCCCCGATCTCGACATCGCGGGCGGCGACGCGCGGGGTTTGGCCAAGCAGCTTGCGGCGAGCTTTGAACAGCATTGCCAAGACGCGAAAAAGATCGCACAACGCAAGAACCTCACTCAGCCGTTGTGGGGCTTTGGCCAGAACGGTTGGACGTACACAACAGTCTAGGAGTAATCCATGGCCAAGCCCATGATGAAGCCGCCCATGAAGGGCATGCCCATGCCTATGAAGGGTAAGGCCGTGCCCAAGCCGCCGCCTCCCCCGATGCCCAAGGCAGCGGCTCCCGTGCCCATGGGCGGCGTCGGGCCAGGGGCGATGGGCGGCGCGATGGGCGCTCCCCCGACCATGCAGGCTCCGCAGGGCTATGCGTTCGGCACGCGAAACGTCCCTGCGCCTCAGCCCCAGCCCACACCCATGCCTGTGCCCGAGAAGCCTATTCCTGGCCCTGGCGATACCCAGACGAGCGGCGACTGGGGCGGTCAGAACCAGGGCTTGCGTCGCCAGTTGGGCTTAGGCTCGACGAAGGCGTTCGCTTCGGGCAGCCCGGATGTAAGTGGTCCCGATGTCTCCAAGGGAGGGAGCGACTTCGCGAAGCCCCAGCCCGCCGAAATGGGAGGCACTCCAGGGTACGATCCCCAGACGGGGAGCTATCCGTTGGATGGTCATTTCGTTGCGCATCTCCGCGCGGCGCTGGGCATGGGTCCGAAAGAGCAGGGCTTTGCGGGAGGTACTCCGAACGTCGGTGCTCTCCCTTTCAACCAACAGGCGGACGTGGGCCAGGGTCCGCTGGACAGCCTAGTGTCGGGAAGCCTGGGGCCGTTGCACGTGGGAGCGGCGGCGGCAAATCCATACCCTCAGGCCCCGGCTCCAGCGCCAGTGCAGGACCAAACACCCGATCCAAATGACTTTACGGCAAGAGCGGCTGCGCAGCAAATCTACACTGGCGCGGACGCCATGCCCCAGGGTCAACCTGGAGGTTCGGTGCCTGGGCGGATCGTGGACTACAGCCGGGCTGTGCAGCAAGACCCAATCGTAGGTAGCGTCCTCCAGACACTGATGGGTGTCCCCCAAAGTTTCGCGGTTCACGACGATGGGACAGTCAAAAAGCCGCCCGATCCGGGAATGGTTGACGCTGCGGCGAAGGGTACGGGTGCGACGTTCGAGCAAGCCAACGCTATGATGAACGCGCATCACTACACTCAAGACGAGTTCGTGAACGCGATCCGGGGCATGCCCATCGCGGTCGTCGAGAAACTCTGGAACATGCAGCACTATCTCAATCCGCAGCAGATGGCGTCGAAGAGATACATTGGCGGTGTGGATCAGTCGGTCGAGAACGCGGCGCAAGCGTATCAAGCAGCCCAAGTGGACAAGAACACGCCCGCTGGCGAGCTTGAAAAATACAAGCAAGCGCTCGAACAGGCCAAAGGCACACAGGTCGATATCGGTCGGCGTCTCACGATCCCCGGCACGTACATCGATCCGAACCTTCCGCAACAGTAAGTGTAATCCATGGTTGATCTACCGACGTTCCAGGATTATCTCAACAGCGCGGATACGACCGTTCCGTCGTATCTGCAACCGCAGAACCGCACGCCGCCTACACCCCCAGCAACAGGCACGGGGAATTGGCTCACGTCGGGTCTGGGTTCGGGAGCCTATGGGGCGGCGGCGGACGTTGGGCAGGCGGTTCAAGCGGGCGCGAAGGCGTTCGGTTTCGATGACGCGGCGCAGGCCGCGAGCGACTTCGCGGCGAGACAGCGCGCGACGGCGGCAACCTATGCAAACCC